CATAATCTAAGAGTGGTTCAATCTTCCAAACTTCAGTATCTTCAGTAACTTTCAATGACTTCTTAACATCATCAAATAATGCAGCAGCATCATCTTGATTTGCGGTAGAGGGGAGACCCATTACAAACTTATCAAAATCATCTACGGCTGCTGCTGCCCTCATTAGAGCAGAAGAACCAGGAGTTTCTACCTCACTATCTGGATCTTTTACTCCAGATGGAACAACCTCAATACTATTGAACTCATAATTTTGACCTTCACCCTTATGCACCAAACTTTGAAATTCACCAAGACGATCTTGCCCCACTACTAAAACAACATCAGTATAACCATTACCATAAACAGAAGCAAGAATGTCAAAAACAGTTTTTGATCCCTCATCATCAACAATATATTCTGCATAATCAGGAAACAATGCCTGCATATATGCAATCTTTGTAGATGGATTTAAAGGATTTGTTGCATAATCCTGAATTCTACTTGGATAAATTCTATATTCAAATCCACGTCTTTTTGCTTGAGACATCCCAACTTTTAGTAATGCATCGTGATTCTTAGATGGTGGATTGAATCTACCAACAACGACTGCAACTCCGTTAGCCTGTGGTTGTTCTTCTTGTTCTGGAGCAGCAGTTGTTTGTTGAGTTGCTGCTGCCTTTTTTACTTCCTCTCCAGGAATATTATCCTGAGATACTGTATCACCTTGACCAAAAAACTTTAACCTACCCTTAACCGTTTTAGCAACAAAATTTCCCTGTTTATCATACCAATCTCCGTGACCGTTTCCTACAAGTCCGCGGTTCTTTGCCTCGGTAGATGCTTGGGTCTCTACTGCTTCGTTAAAAAATCTGGCAAAAGTCTTCATTATTACTTGGTTTTTAAATATTTAGTAGATTATCTAACTCCATCCACATATCTATTTCTGGGGTCAAATGCGTGTGCTTTATTCGCAAAATTAACGGTAAGTCCTTTATATGGCAACATCGCACTTGCACTTCTGGTGTTATTAGATTTTATCACCAGATACACATCGTTATTCAATCGCATTAAATCTCCAGGACTATTATTTTTAAATATGCTCATTCCATTCATACTTATGATATTGCGACTTACTCCTGTCATTTTAGCATTTATAACAATGTAATCAACTCCGGTAGGTCCACCAAAACAATATTTTTTAATTTCATCTATCGTTGCGGGAACTCTTATTCCACCAATATTATTGTCAAAGACGGTATTTCCATTTGCAGTAGTTTTTAATGAAACTATTCCTTTTGCTACAGTATCTTGTAATACTTTTTTAGGTACATTTTGATATGTATCTGCACTACTCCAAAATGAAAAGTTTCCCTGTTTAAGTGATATTGTAGTGGTTTTTCCATCTTTTGTTTTAATGGAAATATCTGGTTTTCCACCAGTCTGTCCGACTTTATCTGCAGATTTTATTGGTCCTATAGAAATTTTTTTATTACCACCATATACATTCAAAGTTAAATTATTATACATATCAAATACTTGGGGAGGAAGGTCTAGTTCTTCCTTCAACTCTTTCAATCTTTGCAGTTCATCTAAAATTACAGAATGAAAATATAGTTCATATGCTTCACCTGGTTTCAATACAGGACTAGTTTTTCTAGTAGATCTTTCTAATTGAATTTTAATATATCCATATCCGTTTTCAGTAACTCTTATTTTTCCAACATCTCCATCAATTTCTTTTTTTAATTTAATATTAGGATATAATCTAAGAAGTTCAGAATGTATCCTTTCATATAATGGTTTTCCATTAGACAATTCTCTTGGTCTAACTGTGACTGTATAATTTTTTTTATACACTACACTATTTGAACTAGCAATTGAATTTACTGTATAATATAGTTTTGTCACATCTACGTTAAAATTTGCTGTCATCAAAAATCCCCTTTTCTTTTATTTAGAAAAGGGGATTTAAAATATTATTCAGTTTCTATAACTTGACTAATTGCATCATCAAGGTCAGCAATTACTTCACGCAATTCAAAAATACGAATAGGTGTTGTTTCAATATTACTAGTATATCCATTTTGTGCTTCAAATAATACCTGTCTAACTGCAGCAGCAGACCGAACATCCATTTCTAATTTAACTTTACTCACAGGTCACCGTCCTCACGATTTTCGGAGTAGTAAACATCAAATGCACCACCAGGATAACGTTTCTCCAGTTTCTTCACATTACGGGCAATAACCTCATCAAAAGAAACTTCAAGTGCCATACAAGCTTGAGCAACATACCACATCAAATCACCTAGTTCAAGCAAAAGATGTTCTTTATTATCTACATTCCAAGGTTTACCTTGGAAAATCATCTTCTTGATAATTTCAAGAAACTCACCACCTTCAGCATTAATTCCAACACCAGCAGTAAGGAGTCGTTCAATATTTGCTCCCTTTTCATCCAATTCAACCAAACGGTCAGAAAGAGCAACAAAATCAGTAGAGGCATCAGAGGTTACTGCATCTACAAATTCTTGGTACTTCCCAAAATCAATTTGCTTCGTCATATTTAAAATTTAAATCCAGAAAATTTACTTGTTTTATCTTCAGAACTATACTCTTCTTCTTGTCCAGAGTCAAGTATATCCTTTTGAGCACTTTGCTCCACATCATAAAGACGCATTTTTGCCCTATCAATTCCAAGAACAAATCTCTTGTTCATAGTAGGGTCATTATATCGGTTCTTCAATTGTTTAACCATAATCTGACCAAGTTGCTCCAACTCTTCAGTTGAGATGAGAGCAAACATAAGGTCAGCGGTAGCAGGAAGACCAAATGATTCTGAGGTATCAGTCAATTCAACATCAGAATTTCCGTATCCACTACGAGTGGTCTGAGTAGCAGAGACAATAGGAACATTAGTTTCAACTGCCAGTCCACGAAGTTCCTCGGCAATTGCTTTAATGTAAGTATATGAATTGATGGAACTATTTGCTTTATGTCTAGAAGAAGCACAAATATTCAAATAGTCAATAAAGATGATGTCTGGTTTAAAAGACTTCTTAAGAGATAGTTCATTCAAAAGTGCTCTGAAGTGCCCTGCATGTGCCGATGCAGTTGGATACTCTTTAATAATAAGAGTTCCTTGTGTCTTTTTACTGATGCTATTAATTTTACTATCAAACCTCATTTTAGGAAGATTCTCAATATCTTTGATGTTCACATTCAGAAGATTTGAGTCAATACGTTCCGCAATCCTCTCTTCAGCCATTTCCAAAGTAATGTACAATACATTTTTACCTTGAAGTAGAACAGAAGCAGCAACGTGGCACATAAAGAGAGACTTACCCACACCAGTGCCCGCAAGAGCAATATTGAGAGTTTTATTAGGAAGTCCACCCTTTGTAACTTTGTTGAAGAATCCCAAATCGAAAGGAATTTTATCCTCACGTTGATGGTAGAATTCGTATCGTTTTTCTGTGTCTTTGAAATAATCATGTCCGATGTTATTGTCAAAAGACACTGCTAAAGCATCAGAAAGAATACTAGGAATAGCATCCCTATTTTTCTTCTCATCTTGACCATCTGCAATCTTGATAGATTCCATAAGTGCAAGGTATATAGCACGGTCTCTACACCATTTCTCAGTAGTATCTACTAACCACTTATAATCAACGTCATTATTATCTAACCTAGACACATACTCACAAATAGTTTTGTATGTGTCCTCAGTAATATCAGTACGTTTTTCAGTTTCAATGAGAAGAACTTCCTTAGTTGCAAGTTGCTCATATGCAACAATAAACTTACAAATCTCCTCAAAAACTACTTTCTCATGCAAGTTTTCAAAATATTCATTTTTAATAAAAGGAAGAACCTTTCTACAATAATCATTATTAAAGAGAAGATTCCTGAGAATAGTAGTTTCAACTTTTTCCATCACTTATAATGCAAATACGTACTGAGGATATATTTAGAATTACTAGTTGGTTCCACTCCTTTATGTGGAAATGTCCACAATGGAGGAAACACAATTAGTCTTGCTTTCTTTGGTCTAATTATCAAATCTCTAAATTGAGTTTCACCTCCAATTTCAACATCATTTAAATACCACAAAAAAGATAAAAATCTTCTCGCACTCTCATAATC